GCTGGCCCACTCGATTCCGTGGTTTGTGTACAGTATCGTTTACGACAAACCAGGGTTCATTGCGATGTGTGGTTTGTGGTGGACAGTTAATTTGGCGAACGCTTTGAAGTGGCGTTCAGAAAGGTTTAGTGATGAAACGCACGTTTGAAGAACAGTTGTGTCCCAAATGTGGCGAATACACGGTCACGTCGATTGTGAAATCTGATCGCCGTGGCAAAGAATGGGATGAGTCATGTAATAACGACGAATGTGATTTTGAGGAATCAGATTTTTACATTAACGAAGACGATGAATATGACTACCGATGAATGTCCGCAGTGCCGCAAACTTGCTGAACTGCTCATGTCGGGACTTGTGTTTGTTCACGAAAGTAAAATCTATGAGGTTGACGAGGCGTTGAAACCTTTCATTGGGGGTGAAGATGCGCCAGTCATGGATTTGCGAGAAATGTGACAGCAGGTATGTCAGCCCCATTAGGGTTCGGGAAGTGTTATGCCACAAATGCAGCCATAATGTTGGCAGCCGGGAAACGTGGATGACACTTGCGCTAGGTTATGAAGGTAAACTTGAGACAGGAGAAGACAATGGAAAATTCGTTTGAAGATGAGCTTGAATACACTGAAATGATGGTGTCATTTAAAGTGGTGTCTGATGAGCTGCTACGCAGAACCACTTATCTTATTGAGGTCGCTACCGATGCGTTAGAGCATTCGAATTGGCCCATGTTTGTTGGTGCCTGCGCTGGCATGCAGGACATTAACGAAGGGATTTTAGAGATCACCAAGTCCGCTGGGATGCTGCTTGATGAGATCATCAAGTCTTTGGATGGCTATGAGGTTGAGGATTTGACGCAAGCGGCGATTGCTGCGACCTATCAGAACGGCTATCGCACCAGTCAGGAAGCTAAGACTGTGCATGAGTTGGCGTTGCAGAAACTTAAAAGCGACGAGCTTTAAACTTTTTGAGCGGCACACCTTCGTATTTGCGGCACAGGTAATCGAGTGACACGAACATGGGGTCGTAACGTCCGTTTTCGACCTCATGTTTGACGATGATTCCCCGCCAATGATGGTTGCCCTGGTACGATTTGTAATCTTCGTCGTGGAGGTATGCTGCGCCTGCTATGAGTCCGCACTGTTGCTGCCCGTTGGGTAGGAATCGGGTGGCGTAATCTAAGGTTTGTTGATGCCCCATCGTGAAGGAATGTCCGATGGTTTTAAGTCGGTTGATGGCGGCACCTGAGTATGGGCGACCTGACATTGGGTTGGACCAGTAATGGGCGTACCACACACCGTCCAGTTCCAAAGGTTTCAGGAACTCGTGGGTGGTCCAGCCGTGTTCCTCATAGTTGAGGTCGTCGAGACTGATCGTTCCGTCAAGGGCGGCGTCGTCTTCGGTGGCACGGGTGATGCGATGCTCATGGTTGCCGTACAGGAGATGCAGTTCCGGTTCGTACCGGTTGCGTTTATGTGTACGGTTAAATGTTTCTAAGGGTTCGCAGAGAATGTCGAAGGCTTTGTTGGCTGCTTCGATATCGGTTTTGTATCTGCGCCCTTCAAAGGACCGTTTGTTTTTGTCCCAGCTGGATAACGCCGGCATGTCTGCATGATCACCGAGATGGATTATGCAGTCAGGCCGGCGGTCCAGTATGTACTCCCCGATCCATCCAAGATGGTCGTTGGGTACACCGTCTTTTGCTTGTGTGTCTGGGATGACAAGATGTGTTCGCATCATTAATGACCCCTGTCTATTTGAGGGTTAGTGTACCTGGGATTAATGTCCCAGGACGGTCATTAATAGGTGGGTGTCCGGGGTGCGCCTAGCAGCCAACCAAACCGGGGGGTGACTTTGGTTTCAAGGACACGAACCATCGTGTAATAGGCGGTGGTGACGATTGAGCCGATAAGCAGCTCAAGGGACTGTGAGGACACGTCAGCACCGATCTTGGTGAGTACCGTGATTACGGCTCCGACGATGGCAGGGACGAATGTACGCACCACTGACAGGCCAATAGTCTTCCAGTCCTGGACGGGAACCAAATCTGGGGTTGGGATGGGAAGGAACGGCCCGTAAACAGGGGGTTCGCCGGCAGGCTGCTCAAACTTGTAAGGGGAATTAGAATAATCGGTCATAGGACTCTGCCTTCTTCTAGGGCGCGTAAGCGACGTTCATGGTCTTCGGATCGTTCCTCAAGGCGAGCCTCAAGAGCCGACACGACACTGGATAGTTTAACCAGCATGTGCAAAGCCCACGACGACAAGCCAATAAAAGTGACGGTCAACAACCCGACAATGCCCCCGATAATTTCACTTGGAATTTCGGCAGCAAACATGGGTTGCTGTCCTCCTTAAATTGATGTACAGTAACGGTCGAAGCCCGCCAACTTCACCTTCCATCCCGTAACACCCCCACCGGTTCCTGTCCCGTGTGGGGGTGTTTACGTTTACCCGGCCAAACTATTTACACATCGTTGCGAGGCAAAGTCGCTAAAGCATCAAGCCAAGCGGCAGGTGCCGGATCAACAGTTTCCGCACCAAAAAAACGTACAAGGTCCACCTGTTCCTGCTTTGACAGCCACACTTTCGTGTTGCCAAAAGCATGGTAAACAGGTGAAGGATTTTTACGACGATCAACTAACAGGACACTTTTCATTTCTTCCTCCGGTTCAGGGGGGTTGGTGTAAGGGGGTCTAGCAATTTCGGCCATGCCGCCTCCGTCAAACGGAAACCACAGGTCAGCAACTTTGGAACCGTTCACATTGCCGTTACGGGTCCATGCACCAGTCTCAGTGAGTGCAATAATCATGGCAACATGGTCGTAACCATTGGGAGTTGATCCCCATTCAAACGCAACAAGGTCACCGGGTTGTGCGGTACGAATGTCATACGAGTTGCGGTTTTGGCTGCGGTAATCGTCAAACAACGCAGAAACCCATGAGTAATGGGTGGGAATACCACATGATGTGAGAGACATGCTTTGAAAAGCACAACACCACGCCGTCCCTTGACTTAACGGATACCAGCCCCACGTTTCGTCGCCGCCTTGACCTAGACGCGCGCCTTCAAAGTCCAATACCTGCTGGGCGGTAGTCATTGTTCCTCCGGGTGTTCTTCACCGGCAGGGGCAGTGAAATATGGGATACGACCCTCAGCGTCAGGGTTCGGAATGTTCTCATCATCCATTAGACATTTCCTTTGCAGGTGCCAGGAACGGATATGCAGCTTCAAGAATGTCGCCTGGTTCGACCTCTAACGCTTTACACAAACCATGCAACTGTTTCGCAGACGGCTTGGCTCGACCGGCAAGCAGCTCAGTTAACGTCCGATGATAAACACCAGACCTAAACGACGTTTCCGTAGCAGTTAACCCACGGTCCCACATCAGTTTCCCAAGTTTTGTGTGACGTGCATATGGACGTGATCTACCAACAACAGGCATGTAATCCCCTTAACCTATTCCTAAAGCGGTTTTGCCGGCACTAGAAAACAATGCGCCAGTGTCCGGTGATGTTTGCTTCGGTTGGAACTGCGACAAAGCACCCGAAGCCTTTAACGCTTTGACCTGAGCAATAAGGGGACGCAACGCCGGGTAACGTGACGCTTCATCCTCATTGCCGGTCTTCAAGAACGCAGCCCAAGCCTTGTCCTGAGCGTCCTGACGAACAACCTCAGACTTGATTTGCTGCTCAGGAATGTTGTAACTACGGATAAGGTTCGGCAGACCGGCCTGCGAAACAAGCATCCGTTGGGCTGCTTCAGGATTGTTGCGAAGCAAAGCATTGAACTCTGCGGAATTACCCATTAATTGCATGATTAGCTGAGACTGCGGAATCAAATTGCCAATAATGCCCGACAACGGGTTCGGAGCATTAGACGACAAACGACCGGTTTCAGGGTCAAACGTCATGTTCTTAGCAAGCATCGGTTGACCGGTCTGCGTATCAACACCCAACTGTTCAAGGACAGTGGAAAGGATTGGGTTGACGTTGCCAGCCAACCCTTGCAACGTAAAGAAACTAGCAACATCGTTAAACGGGTTGATACCACGAGTCGAAATGTACTTTTGGTTGCCTTCTTTATCTTTACCACCAAACGGAATCATCGCATTAATAATGTCAGGCAAACCGGTTTGGTTGTCCTCGATCTCGTTTTTAGCAAAGTTTGCCATAATAGACGCACGGATCGGATGGTCCATCGGATAGTTAATGACATACCGTGTGATGTGCTGCATAAACGAATAAAACGGCATGACGTTACGGGCAACAGACCGTTCCAGCGGCGTGAGTGCATCCCACGATTGCATCGTTCGTTTTGCTAAATCAATGCCGGTACGACGGGCAACATCAGTTGTTAAACCCTTAGTCAAAGATTTGTCATACCCATACAAATACGACATAGTGCGGTACATGTCATCAAACAATGCGTTGAATTTAAACGAACCTTGAACAATCTTATTGAATACTCCACCAACTTTTTGGGCTGGACTTTTCAAAGTTTCAAGAGTGTTACCCAAACTGGGTTTTCCGGCAGTGGCGTCACTAAGCATTTTGCCAAACGCACCGCCAGCCTGATACTGTAACGCACCTTCCAAACGTTCCGCACTAGACATGCCGACACGAAGTTCCTGCGGCAACGCCTCAAAACCACCCTTAACAATGTTGCGTGCCTCACCCAAATACTTCCACACAGTCAACGGATCAGTTTGACCCATCAACATGACAGCACCACCAATGATGTTGTAAACATGCCAGCGAGGAGAAAGTGCAAGCACAGAAGTACGGAACACTTTCATTGACTTGTCGTAAGTGGCAGGAAGTTTAGTTAATCCATCGCTTTCCATGCGTCGCAATGTGTCCGCAAAAGCTCTAGGGATCATGGTTCGTTCCCCCGGCAAACCGGTTGAAATACCACGAGACCATGCTGCGCCCTGAGAAGGTTCAAAAATTTCGTAATTTCGTTTTATAAGCTGACTTGCTAAACGATTAACTTCGTTACCAAATGCCTGTGATTCAGGGTCAAGGTTTTTGTATTTGCGAGCAATTTCTTCACGGGCCTGAGTGAAATATTGGTTTTTAACAGATTGCTCTGAGCGACCACGAACTTGTTTAATAGCATTTGCTAATTCAAGGTTGGCTTGCTGGTTAAGAATTTCCATTCCCTGAGCATTCAAACCTATTTGAGCATCAGCAATGTAAGGTGCAGCATACGCTGTGCGTTCTTTTGTTTGACGCAAACCAGTTTCGTATGGTGAAGCACCAGGTTGAATTAAAGAAAATTCTTGTGATGGTGAAATACGATGAACGTAAATTGGGTCAAGGCCCTGATCGCGAAAAGATTTCCAGTTGGCAGTAACTTCGCGAGTAGTGTCTCGCATAAGTTTCGGGTCCCAACCTTCAATGGCACCGTAATTGCGGTCGATGAGATGTTGAGCAACCACATCGGGGTCTGCTCCACGAATCTTGTATTCTTGAAGAACCCGTGCATTGACTTCTTTGTCAACAAGCGGTCCGAAACGTGCAGGAAGGTTGTTATCTAAATTAGCTAACTGGTTTTCGTGTTTAACAAGTTTTCTGAGATCATTGCGAAGGTTTCCGATTCGAGCCAAAGTTGTATCTGCTGAAGGTGCAACAGTGGCACCGACTTGACTGGATGTACCTAAGCGGGTTTTACCACGATTGATTCCATTAAACGTTTTGTTAGCTTGCTTAAACGTTCCGGTTCCATCAAACGCTGCTTGCAGTTCAGTAACAAATTGCTGGACACGAGGGCTATTGCCGACAAGTGGTTCAAGTTGCGCTAAATATGGACGAACCTTTTCAACACTTTGAGCGTATCTGCGTTGCGTAGACGCAATTGCTTGGCCTGTTTCTCCACCGTAAATTTCACCACCAAAACGAGTAAGGTTGCCTTTGTCAAGGTTGTAATCGGTGAATTTCTTTTGAATACGCTGGTATTCATTAATGGCGGCACGTTCAGGATCAGAAAGATTATCCATCCAATTAGCTGAACTTGGTGTTTGCATTTCCTGAGTAATTTGCAGGCGACGTTCCTGCGGTATCTCAAACTGGTCAAACACATTGTTAGCGTCACGTTTTGCTTGAACAATAACCGCATCTTCAGCACTAATGTTTTTAGGCATCGGAGCTTCAGGGTTTATTTGTTCAATGCGTTGCATTGTGCTGCCAGAAACCATGCTGGAAGCTTTGCGTGCTTCCTGACCAAACATTTCGTTAATGTATTTACCGACCGGATTTTCAGTCATAAAAGCATTAGTGACTTTGCCAATGCGATTTGGCAATAATGTTTCACCGGTTGCCAAAAGTTCTTCAGGAGTAGCAACTCTGCGACTCAAAGCGGCACGAACCGGGTTTATCTTCGGGAACGTGCCGGGTTCCGCAGCGGCAGCAATTTTACCTGCCGGGGTCAGGCCAGCAAGTTGCTTCGCATATGGCAACACATCCAAAGTAGTGAACAATGGATGTTCCGCAAGGGTCTTCAAACCTTCAGGGCCTTGCAACACGTTAGATACCGTGTACGCGCCAGGAACCATACGAATGCCCGGAGCCTGCAACGTAGCCGAAATAGGGTTCATACCCTTAGCCATGTTTTCGGAAATGGCACCAGGAATGTTAGGAAGCGACGTAACTTCTTTTACTAACGCCATTGGGAGCTGCGGAATGGATTGCAGCAAGTGACGTAAATCGGTGAGAGCGTTACCGGGAACGTTGAGAAGGTTCGGGCCGGGCGGTTTAGTCGCCGGAGCGTTTTTCTGTGCCGCCAAAATAGCGAGTGCTGTTTGCTTAGTTGTCAGCGGCGACTGGCCTTTATTGACACGCTGAATGTCAATGTTGGCGATAGCGTTCGAAATGGCTGGGTCAACGTTTTGGGCGAGCGTAGGCCCAATGTCCTGATACTTTTTTAACAGCGAATGGCTGACAGCAGGAAAGTTACTGATGATCGGTGCTTCCGCCGCAGATACTTGATTGTACCCACCCATGTCGGGGCTACTAAACGCCTGATCTGGGATCAGGAGTTCAGGAGAGAACGGCTCGACTATGTTAAGCGGCTCAATATACGACATGGACTAATTGTATTACTTAACCTGCGCCATTGGCGACAAGTTGTTCTGCAAGAGTGGCAGACTTTGTGGATTGCTGCTGATTGGCAAGTTGTCCAAGTTGCTGCAAACCATACAATGCCGGAATTGACTGTGCCTGACCCATGTAGGCGGCTGTCATACGGTCAGATTGAGCTTGAGCATTAGCGGCCTGCGCTCGCATTTGATCTGCTAAAGCAGAATTGTTCATGTTGCCGGCCATTTGATTGTACATGTTGGCTGCAAGTTGACCTGACTGCTGCTGCTGCTGAACAAGGGGCTGCATGTACTGGCCGATAGCAGCCTGCAAAGCCACCATGTCCTTGCCCGTAAGTTTACCGGCATTAGTTCCAGCAGTTTTTTGAACTTGAGTTTCAAGTTGAGTAAGAAGTGCAGCGACATCAGAAGGTTTTGGATTGTCACCCAAATTAAGCATTCCGGTATCAAACTGGGCGCGGTATTGTGCCATCTGGTTTGGTGTCAAACCTGCTGTTTCAAACAACGAATCAATTCTGTTCATACGTTTCTGGTTTGATCGATTCATGTCGGCTTTGTCGCTATCTTCAAAAATGCCTCTAACAACATTTCCGACACCACCAATAGCACCACCGGCAAGTGCGCCGATACCGGCACCCACAACAGGAATTGGGATGACATTGCCGATAGCAGCACCAACCGGTGCGCCAAACCCTGCACCAGTAACGAAACGGTCAACAGCAGATTCTTTGCCACCAAGATTTAATGCACCGAGACCGGCACCGGCAAGTGTTCCGCCAGCTAAACCGGCACTAAGAATGCCTGCTGCACCGAGACCGGTTAGACCGGGGCGAACAAACGCACCCATGCGACCTACCCCAGATGGGGCGTATCCGAGGCGGGCAAGCAAACCTGCTCCTTCGGAAGCAGCGGCTGATTCTCCTGCGGAACCCACTTGACTTGCGATTCTGCCATAAGGTGATGCTCCCGCTGCGTTTACACCGCCACCAGGAACACCGCCACCAGTGACACCGGCAGGCATAGCGGGAATTCCGCCACGTCCGGCGACACTAACAGTGTCACCCACACCAAGTGGAGATGCACCTGCTGAACCTGGATAACGGGTTACAAAACTGCTAGTTTCCAAACCGGCAGGCAAACCACTGCCACCCACGACAGGTGCAGAAGAACCGTAATAGCCGGGATAACGGCCTGCCAGATTTGCAGCCGGGTTTTGAAATGCAGCCAATTCCATGCCAGGAGTTACACCCAATGACGGACGGCCCACACCGGTAAAAACAGTTCCTGTTGGCGATCCAAGCATGTTGAAGTTTTGAACTCCAAACTTTGCAGAGCTAACTGCACCATAAGGAATTCCACCAGACATGTTAATACCTTGAGTTGCACCTAATGGTCCGTATGGCAAAGCTTTTGGAAAATTAGCTGGGTTAGTAATCCCATTGGCAATTGCTTTTTGAGCGGCAATCCTGGCATTGCGCGCACCAACGTTTTTACCTAAAGCAGCGATGCCTCCGCCAATAGCAAAAGGACCACCAATGCCTAATGTTTTCATAAAAATGTCATTAGAATTATTTGCCATGAGATTTTCCTTTACAAAACTACTTCGTTGGGGTAAACGCTAGATGCGGACAATGCTCTTTCAACAATGCTGGACATTAATGCTGCGGTTGCCTGGTCTTTAGAGTTGATTTGATCCATGATGTTGCCGACCGAAAGAATGTTGTCAAGGTTAAGTTTTGCGAGTCCTTGCTGCAATGCGATACCAAACTGTTCGCCTTGCAAACCGTAAATTTTGCCTTGCTGCGTTAGGTCATTGCGACGCTTCTCCAAGTTAATGGTTTCAGTTTTATTCGCAATGCCGGCTTCTTCACGTTTCGCCCCGTACATTCCAAGCTGATTAGCGAGTGCGGACGAAATGTCTGTGAAGTCTTGGCCGGTTCCGGCACCACCGTAAGCACCACGAGCAACGGCATCGTATGTTGCGGCACGGCGTTGCACTTCGGATTTATTGCGAGCATCGGCTTCTTGCAGCCCGAACTGGCTTAAAAGATTTTGGTAACTTGCAGCGTTTTGACCCATTAGTTGATTAACAACGTTTTGATCGTACATGTTGGTGTCGGCGTTGACACGCAACTGACCCATCTGGTTGCCGTAACCCTGGTTTAGGTAATCACGTTGCATACCGTAGTTGGTATCAATGTTGCCTTGACGGTCAATAAGGTTTTGTCTGCTGTTAAGTAATGCCGTTATTTGAGGCATAGTGTTTTGTTCGTAAAGGCCTCTGTAAGCGTTGAATTTACCTAAACCACTTGTCTGGTAGTTGTTTGTGGCGGTGTCACCAAATGTCAAGTTTGGTGCGGTCGGTCCGCTTTGCTGATCGGTGTATGACGTTCCTATTGTGCCGTTTCCACCTGAGAATGTGGGGCCACCGTATGTTGGCTGTTTGCCGATTGGGTATGACTGCGGTTGGGCTCCTGCGTAGATTGCCATTACCAAGAACCTCCGTCATTGTAAAGCCATGATGGAACCATTGGGCTGCTTGGTTGGAATGGTCCGCCGGACTGGTCGGTCCAACGCATTGTCAAGTCAATCATTTCGTTTACGAGGTCTTCGTAGATTTGGCGGGCTTCTTGCCAACGCTGGTCACGGTCTTTACGCAACGCCATGTACTCGACGTACGCGTACACGCAGTCTTCCCAGCCTTCTGGGATTGGGAGACTGGATGAGTCTTGGGTGCCGTCGGTGGCGAGGGCGGTGGGGAGTGCGTAGTAGTAGACGTTGAATGTGCCGGCTGATGGTGGTTTCGGGTAGATAACAATTTTGAGGCTTGGCGGGTATCCCCACATGGTGTACATGCGTGGGGTTTGCTGGGTGATGGCTTGTTGTGTCCACCATACTGAGTCCATGTTGTTGAAGTCAGCGTATTCGAGGGGGTAGAGTTGGTCGGAGCCGGTCGGCTTCCACTCAACCCGTGTGACCCGTGTCATAGCTGCGGGGAGTGTGTATTCCTGCGTACCAGCCGTAGCCGAAATCGTAGTCTTCGTCTGCAAAGACTCCGTACGACGCGCAATGTCCTTACACGCCTCATTAACCCAACGCCGCAACTGCGGACTGGGCCAAGCACCAGTAGTTTCCGACGCAGTAGTCTCATCAAGGAGAACACGGATAGCCGTCAAAGCTGTAGCCAAAGTTGTAGCCATCTAAACACCTTCTCTCTGGCTCACGGAATACACTCAATAATACTCAAAGAAACATGATCATTAGCGTCAGCTTGGAAAGTACCCGACGAAACCTTAATCATCAGATCAACCGTGTAAGTATCAGCGATCCTGCCATTCTGCGGGCTGTTGCCGTCACTTAACAGAAGTTCGCCACCAAACTGCTTATGATCGTTAGAGTTAGTGAAATGGCAAACCGCAATAAACTGCTCCGCAGGGGAATCCAAACCAGACGAAACCCCATTTAAACGGACACCCAATGTCGCCACATGCCCTGCGCCAGAAGAAAAGTTCCCGGAAGCCATAGCGGTAATGTACAGATTAGTCCAAGAATTGTATTTTTTGAACCCTGAAATCCTTACAAACCCTGCGCCACCAAAATAAGTGTAAGAAGTTGAGGTCGTGGACCATGTGCCGGTACTGGCAACCTTTTTGAGTTGCTGACCAAACGTGGGGAGCTGCGAAGCCCAGCGGTCTGTTTCTCGCAGGTTAGCGAAATGATCCGATGGGGTTTCCGGCATGAATTTGTAAAACGTGAGGCGAGAGTTTTCCGGTAACGGCATAATCCAACCCTCTAGTGTGACACAGACGATGCAGTGTTGTATCCGATAGCGATACGATGCACCACAGGGGCGTTAGTGCTGGCATTGTTACTGTCAGACGTGATACGGATTTCAACGTCTTGAGCTTGAATTTTGATGGGAATAAACTGCATGACAGGGCGGTCTACGCTGGCAATATTAAAGGTTTGGGAGGTAACTGCACCGTCAACACCGATAATGTCAACAATAACAACACCGGTTCCCTGAGCTACAAGGTTAATTTCCCGCATGTTGAGCGTACGGTTGCGGCTGCGCGCAAGAGGCTGGGAACGCCAAACATATTTGGTGGCACCCAAGTTTGGATCAAACCTTGACCACACTGTTGTTTGAGTATCCGAAATGTATGCGGGGATACCATAAAAACGCCCTGACGTGGATGTTTGCCAGTGAGCAAAAATCTTGCCGGTCGTTTCGTTCTGTGTCGGGGTTGGGTGAATTCTCCACCACGAGTTTGTTTCCGTGTTGTACATAAAGTTGTTGGGGGCAACAACTAGCGGTGGGGCGTAGGAGAATGTGCCGTGCAACGCACCAGGCCACAACAAATCGGTTTCGTCGTCGTCGGTTTTCCAAAACCATCCACCATTGGAGCCACCCATTTGAGGGGAAAGATCGTCGGCTGTGTCGGCACCGTTCCAACGGTAAACACCGTTACGGGTACCGTACACATACCCTTTATCGGTCAACGCACCCTTATTAGTGGCATCGTAAACTGACGGCAAACCCGGCAAACGGACGACTGTGGGGCGAGCAACATCGCCACGAACCACAACACCACCGCCACGGTTCTTAACCAAAAACAGTTCGTTAGCGTTCATTGACTGCCATGTACCAAACCCGGTCGGGTTTTCCTCAACAAACAGTGAAGCATTAAACGTGACGTTGGTGGCAATAAACGCGTTGGGGTCGGACCAGCCGATAGATTCCCCTGCGGGAACCACACCGCTTACCCCGAAAGGCTGACCAAGAACATTGGGTTCTCCGCCGGCAGCCCAGTTAGCGTTGTTCTGATTTTCAATAAAAACGACACGGCCCTGATGGGAAACAACAGCTTGATTGTATTGGGTTCCTGTGGTTAACGAACGGGTTGCTGTGTTGCTGTACAGGTTTGTTGGGTTTGGCCATGCTCCGTTGACTTTGTTCAAAGTCCAATCTGCCATTGAATAAACAATGTGCGCTGATCCTGGTATGGTTGCTGACGTAATGTTGCTTCTAGTGCCGTCAATGGACGCAAATCCGTATCGGCGTTGAGTTGACGGAAACGCAACCTGAGCTGATGTGACACTGTTAGCTAATGTGTCAATAGTGATTTGGTCGTTTGCAGCCCTAAATGGACGGTACGATTCCAGGCGGTATTTACGGTTCCAAGTTCCAGCTACAGCAGAATCAGAGTAATACCAGTTAAACGCAACAAATAGTTGGTCTGGTTCGCCAGTGTAGTTGAACGTGTTGACATCGCCTTTGACGGTCAACGTACCTGATGCCGGCCATACTGGGGACATCAGATAGGTGGCTACGATTTGATGTCGTTTCTCGCCGGCTGTCGGATAGTTCGCTGTGGTCGAGTCAAACAGAGCTTGAGTTTTAGTTGCGACAAGTCGTGGCGCAGGATGCAAACCACCGAATTTGCCGCCAAAACATCCGTATGTTTCGGTTACCTGACAGTACCCGTCCTGATTGGATGGGCCTGCTGTGGTGGCGTAGGACAGATAGTCGGACTGCAAACCAGGAGTGAAATCACTGATCTCAATGTATTCCTCTACTCCCTGGCCTGCTGCCATCTGTGTCTCCTATTAGTTGTGCTTCAATGTCATGTCAACAAGGAAGCGTAGATGGTCGCGTTCTTCCTGCCATGCCTGAATTTCTGCCTTAAGTTTGTAAATGTCTTGCGAGAGTGGCAACACTGCATGATCGGTTTTTCGGTCTGTGGAGGCGATTGTTTCGCCGCCTTGCGAGTTGAGTTGCACCCATGTTTCGAGTTTGCCTTCACGTTCAGCGCATTGGAGTTCCGCCAACTCCAAATACGCTGAGGTGAGTTCTTCGTTTAATGCTGTTAGGCGTTCTAGGATGTCACTTGGCCCTGGCACGGGTTCCGACCTTCACCTTTGAAGGGGCGTCTGCCGGGGGACCGTCTTCAGAAGGTGCCTCAGAGTCGTCTACGGGAATGATTGGGGAATCAAGGGGTGCTTTAGGGTCAACGGCTACAGAAGCGTCTTCGGGGCTTACAGCGTCCAATACGAGCTTCTGTGAATCAGGGGATGACTCAAGGGCTACCGTAATAGCGTCCATCTGCTGTTTCATCGAATCCAACTGGTCACGCAGAATCGCTTCAGTCGTCGAATCAGCCGACACATTAATGGTCATACCCGAACCAGTCGGGTCTTCCGTAACAGTCGTGATGCGCTGACCGTCAAGAGTCCAAACCTCAAGCTTCGGACGGGCAGCTTCAAACAAATGCTGGTCATGGTAAACACCAAGACGAGTAGAAAGACGCTCATACTCGTCAGTGCGGTCACGGCGACGCGCATCATAATCACGGGACTCAGGGTCACCGAGCCACAAACAAACAGCCTCATACGGGGCAAGAGTCTCGCCGGAAGGCTCAATCGTGTACTTCTGATTGTCGTACATGTCGCTGAAACGGTCGGTTCCAACGTTCTTCAAACGAAGAATTTGTTGCATTGTAAAACTCCTAAATGGGTGCGGTGAGCGACAGCGGGTTTACTACTTTACTGCGTGTATCAGCTTTACTGCGTGTATCAGCCTCGATGACCGACAAGCACCGTGCAAGTGCTTGTACCCGAAGCGGCGGTGAGAGCGATACCAATAACTTCACCCGGCGCAGCCGAAGAAGTAGCATCGATCACCGAACCGGCAGTGGTGCCGGAACGCTTCAGGACAGCACCAACAGCGATCGTTCCATCAGAAGGAACACTCTCAATGATGCCATAAGTCACAACAGGGACGACACCGCCGGACACTGCTGAACCGGTGCTAACACCGAAAGCAAGAGCCGGGGCGACGCTGGTGGTTGCAGTCAGAACCTGACCAGAACCATTAATTGAAACAACCTTCACACCGGTGATGGCTGCTGCGGTAGGCATTGGAATTTCCGTACGGAAACCCGTTGCGTTAAGACCCGAATACCCGAAAGCACCCGAGGGGTTATTGAGTTGACGTTCTGCCATTTCGGTTTATCTCCTAAATTCCGAATGCAAGTACAGTGAATGAAACTGCCGAGAGGTCCGTTGCTGCCGGGACTTCGATGAGGGCTGAATCTGCGGCGGCATTGTTGTCGGCGTAGAAAACCTTCAGCTTCAGGTTGGTTTGATCCCAACTGGGGACGTAACCGGTGTTTGCGCCTACAGCAAGAACAGCGGTAATTCGGCTAAAACCGACCTGGTTAGCGGTGATCGCATAGCCGCCAGTGGCGTACGATGAATCACCGGTAATGGTCGTAACCGAAACACGTTGCTTTGCTCCAAGAATGCTGCCCGAAAAAACGGACGTAACTGTGGCTGCCATTAGTCAGCCTCCCTTACGCCGAGATGTTCGTGAGCTTGCCGTGACGGGACACGTTCGTGTTAATAAGGTTGCCGGCCCAAAGCATCTTGGCGACCATAGCGTCCTGATTAACTGGCGACTGGAAAGGCTCAAGGTAAAAATCTGCGCGAGGAGAAACAGCCCAGTACAGGAAATCTTCGTTGAGCATAACAATAGCCGAGTTCGACGAGTTAGGACCGTCAAAGCAATGTGAATCAACAACCCACGGGATACCGTTAAACAACTGGTTTGTGAAACCGGCTGCCGCAAGCTGCTCGTCCATACCTGAAGGCTGGGTCGGGAACTGCTGGGTAACAACGTTGAGGTTCCAGAAACGGTTGTACTGTTCCTGACGTGAGCAGATGATCGACGGGTGACGACCTGCACGGGAAACCGAACCAAACATGGACTGAAGGGCTGCAAGGGTAAGAGTCGAAGTCGTTGAATCGACCTGTGACTTCCACCAAGTGTTAGCGGAACGGGACAGACCACCATAGGTGGCAAGAACCGTACCATCATCAACTGAACCCTTAAGGCCGTCAATGTCCTTCGTGTTGGTTGTGCCGTCAGACCAGAGACCGGTCGCAAGGTTTTCAGCCATTTCCATTTCAGCCTGAGCGAAATAGAGTTGAATGAAGTTTGCGACAGCCTGCGGGTTGTCAGTCTTGATGAGGGTAAGACCGTCAACGGTGACGTTCACATACTGCTGCTTCCAGTCCCACGAACCATTCTTGATGGTGTCGGACGGGGCCACGTTCAGGAGGTCAAAGCCAGAGTAGGCTCCGCCGGTACCGAAACGCGAGTACATGAGAGGAACTTCGATTTGAGTTCCACCACGCACGATCCGCTTGTTTGCCTTGTTCAGACGGAAGAAGATCGGGTTGCTGTTGTAAATGTTATCAACGATCTCAGGCATAATGTAATGCCGGGAGATGGCGGTGACGACGTTGCTGCCGATGGGAGTTGCCATCGTGTCATGCCTCCTTCATCGGGGTGGTACCCGAAGGGGTTGGGGTTAAGGATGGCCCCCGATGTGGGTGCCGTTCACCACGAATGAAGGAAACTGAAAGCATTAGCCTTCAGCACCGTTCATAGCGTTGGCGACTTCACGAATCATTGCCTGCTCACGCTCAGCCTTCGTCATAGGACGGGCGTCGGGGGCGGTGCGGGCAACTGATCCGCTTGAACCTGACAAAGCACTAGCTTTCCGCTTCTTCTGTGCGGTCTGCTCAGTGGTCTGTGCGAACTGATCGATTTGTGCTTGAATGGCACGGTCACGGAACTGCGGGGTAGCCCACAGTGCCGTTTCCATTGCTTCAGACATTGCTGCCGCTGCGTTCCCTGCATGCTTCTTCATTAGTGAAGGAACAATTTGGAGGGAAGCGACCTGATTAACAAGAGCATCAATGTCTTGGGGGGTGAAGTCAGGATGTGTTTCAGAAAACGTGTTCTGACCGACCTGAACTTGCTGCATCAGACGGTCTTGTTCCTGCTGCGCCTGATACGAAGCAAGTTGCGCCTGCTGCGCCTGATAATCAGCGAGCTGCTGCTGCTGCTGAGCGATAAGGGCGTTCTGCTGGTCAGTGACCTGCTGCACATACTGGGCAAGTTCCGGGTCAACAAACCGGTTAGGGTCAATAGCAGGAACAGAAGTCTGCCCTACCCCAGCCACCCCAGGGGTAAAGGTGGCCGGGGATGGGCCGCTGCCGCTCGCCGCGGTGGGGGCCGGCGCGGATGGGGTACTGTCAACCGGTGCAAGATAATACTGACCAGAAAGCACATCGTTGATTGCTTGTGCAGACTCTGGGGGCAGGGTCGCAGCCCAGTCGTAAAGAGCTAAAAGCTGGTTCGCTTCGTCACGACTGATGTCTCGGCCATTAATGGAATAAGTGTCCGGTTCCTGAACAGGAAGTGGCTGCTCGTCCGGGTCAAAAACGGTTTGATCGTTGTCGGGACGCAAATCAACTTCAGCGTCCACGTCACGGTCGGCTTCGATTTCTTCAATAACCGGTGTTTCGTAACCCTGATCTCGTTCAGTGAAAAACTCTGCGAGTTCAGAAGCCATATCCGCTACAGTCATACCCGGTGCGGTGTCTACACCGTCAGCGGCTGTGCCTGTTGCAGCATCCAAACCTTCACGGTTTGTTAGTGACTGATTATCGTCGTATGCGTCGCCGGGAGCGAAAGCGTCCTCAATACTCATGTTTTAATTTACCCCTGTGTTAGAAGCCGACGAAGTTCGTCGGGATTTGGCATTGGTGCTTCATTGCGGATGCCTGGAACGCCGCCGCCACCCATCATCGGACCACCCGGAGGTGGACCCATAGGCATAGGAGGCATACCGCCACCCATACCCTGATCCATTGGACCCATAGGGCCGGACATTGGGGGCATTCCAGGCACACCAGTTGTTCCTTGCTGCTGCATAAGATCAATAGGCTCACGCAGTTTTTGAACAACTTCCATTTCAATCCCCAGCACCCATTCCAAATCGGCATCGGGAAGCACCTTCATGTCCGCAAGGCTGCGGAGCATTTTCATAAGAGCTTCCTGAAACGTATTATCTGTACGGGTGGTAGGCACAACTGATCCTTAAATGGTCAGATCACTTAGCGGAAAGGTCACGGGGGGTTTTGCTGTTCGTCGGACCCTTAGCGTCAGGGTTCGAACCAAAAAGCGTAGTAGCCGTGTGGCCAACCTTCTTGATCTGTGCATTTCCGGTGTTGCTCTGAATCTTCGCCTCGTTGGGCATAGTTAATCTCCAAAGTGTGAGGGACCGAACACAAGTGTACGGCATTTAATGTTTAATGCAGTGGAATGTATTAGTATTCCTCAGGTGAAAAGTCGTAAGACACTTCACCGGTTTCCGATGACGCATCAGGGTCACCGTTAGGGTAATAACAGTTACGTCCTTCTTCGCCTACAGCAAACGTTTTGTGACCGTCAATGACACGGACAACAGCAAACTGGTCTGGTCCGCCCACATAATCACGGGGCATGGGGACAGGGGTGTTAGATGATCCAAGATCAGGCATCAGGTTTCCTTACTTGTTGCGATACAGGGTCGGGTCAATGGTGGATGCGGCTTTATCAATGTCGATAGGCCACTTATTCGCTGCCAAATCAGTGAAAACAGCGGTCGGGTCAGCGATCAAATCAGCAAAATCGATGATAGTTAAATCAACGTTTTCGGCTGTTTTAAGGATGTTTTCGGCGTTAATGCGGGCTGTGTACCGGAATTCCGGCACATCCATACCGAAAGCTTTCATAAAAGACAATTCAATTTCGGATTGCGGACGGCTGGTGAGAATAACCTTTAAAGGTTCAGTGCCGGCCCCGTTTAGAAACGCTTCCGGTGCCGCTTTCATTACTGAATTGTCGGGTGTATCAGCAATCCAATCAGCTATCTGAGTAAACATGGTGCCGTGAGAAAAGTACCCTGCCGGATTTGGATTGTACGCCGGGTCAATTTCCCGTGACTTAATGACACTTTCCACAGAAGCGTCAGCATGGAGGGCAAGTGTTGACGCTTCTGATACTGCCCTTACAAGTGCCGAAGTGCCTGTCCGGTGAAGTCCTGAAACTATGTATCTCATTATCTGACCACGATCATTTGAACAAAGTTGGCAGCACTATTGGAAACAGTTGCGGTTCTAGTTCCGGTTGCACCAGGAGCCGTCAAAGTTTGTGTAGCAATCATGGCGTTATTGCGTTCAGCACTAGCGATCATTAAAAACCCGGAGTTCACTCGTTCAGTCATTGAGGCCGGTGGTGTCAAGGTTCCTAAACCAGAAATAGCGGCACATGTGTTGCTCCAAAATCCAAGAAGAAGCGTTGGTGAAGTGGCGGCGGTAATCGAAGCACCAACAAGACCCGACAAAGTGTCTGACGCTATGCCAGTTGGCACATAGTAAATCTGCAATGCAGTCGCACCGGAAAGGGCCACAATCGACATTTGGGCTCCATGCCAGTTTGTTCCCCCAGTCCAAGTCAATGAAGAATCTGAACCGGTGGCGGTTCTTGAATAAGTGGCAGTCCAATAACCGCCGTAGTAATCGTTCTCGGAACCACGCATTGTCCAGCCTGCGTAAGTTATATCACCTTGTGTGCCAACTTTTGGTTCAAATTTGATGCGAACGTGTGCGATGAGAATGTCACCAGCAACGACACCAGAAGGAATTGTGCCAGTAAGCGAAGTTGTCTGTGTTGTTACCGTTGACGCCGAGCGAAACGCCGGACCACTAACCGTGTTAAAATAAGTGTTGCCAGCGTCATTAATGCTGCCTGTACTGCCACCCCATTTAGCATAAAGCAAATCGTTTGTTGACCCTGTGCCTGCCGGTCTATCCAAACCAGTGTTAATGGCTGCCGGCGCGACTTTGGCTTTCATGGAGTCATTAAAGTTTGGCATCAGGATTTCCGTTGTGTACGTTGACGTGCGCCAGGGGGTTGCCCTAACGTGCCGTTAGCTGCCTGCATTTCCCTGATTCGCTGGGTAATCATGTTGCGGTTTGGCCAGTCATGTGCTTCCAAGACGGCTTCAGTGTCCAATGCACCCATAGCGAACAGGGCGTCGGCTTCTCCAACCCGTGCGGAACGTGATGTGGAGGTTTGTGAACCAGCTGATACGAGAAGTTGGAAACGCATGGGGACACGACCTTCGAGGCTGGGCGTGTAAAAGTGCATGTGGTGAAGGGCGAGGGCAGTTTTCTCACCGGACGGCCCAATCATCGCCACCAAACGTGGTTTGTCATAAAATTCGCATACCAGAGAAGCAACTTTTTCGCCTGAGCCACGCAAAGCAACTTCAAGGTTGCGTAATGCCTGCCTGATCCGCACAAACGCTGCTTCTTGCACCGAATCCAGCACGCCTTGTGAGTTGCGTCCGGTGGGGGTGGCTCCACGGACAATGCCTGACAGACCGGAAATGCGTTCCATTTCACCAATATAAAATCCGATTAGTGACATAGCGAATTGTTCGTGGAACGGCGGCGGATTCAACCATTCGGCCCGTCCACCTGCGTTGATACTAATACGCTGACCGGGTTTGTTAGTGATTTTGGTGCGTTGAATGCCGGCACGGTTGTCTTCCAAAAACACTGGGTTACCGGTAAGCCAAATGTTATGTTCCATCGCCGCCAAAAGGCGATTAATGGACAGCTGTGTGGGTGACAGCATCTCCACCATTGAGTAACTAAAGAACTCTCCGGTATCAATCGGTACATACCGGTCGTATGGGTGCTGTCCGTGGTTCCACAGTTCATCTGCGGGTTCGTCCATTAACACACAGTTACCGGCAATAACTACACATCGCCAGCCATCGTAAATACGTTCTTTGTCTGACGGACCGGAAAGAGCTGATTCGTCTTCAGGGAGGCTAGGGAAGGCGTCTGTGTGGACGGGGGTGCGTAGCCATGCCTCAAACAAAGTAATGCCACGGGTGTCGTTGACGGTCATACGGTCGGTTTGACCGGGTAGTCCGTAACGGGGTGCAGTGGCCGGCGAAATGGCTCCAGGGTTTGCTTTAGGTTGCGTCGCTGCCCCAGTTGTTTCACTGATAACAGTCGGTGATTCTTCCGTGTAATCCTGATAAGCGTCGTCACCGATACGTTTCAATGCCCCCGGAAAACGTCGTTCAACTTCCTGAGCCGGCAACGTTTTCACTTCAACAAAATAGTTGGCGTCATCCATGTTGCGGGCTTGCGGGTCAGGGTAAAACGTAAACGGGTCGATACGGGAAATCATGGCATTGCCAAGTCCGCCGACACGGTTCTGATCCCAAGACGATTTCAGGATACCGATGCCGTAAAGCCAGCCGTCCCAAATAAGTTTCTCAATTTCGAGATCAAATTTTTCGACTTGCCAGTTGGTTTGCAACACCAGTTTCAAATCGTGGGCGAGTTGGTCGTAAAACTCTGCAAACGGTGAATGCGGTTCCGCTGCGGGAGCCACATCAAAGGTAGGTCGCTGGTCGGTCATCCATGACGTAAGGGACGAAACAATCGGAAAAATTTCTGGGACTTC